CTGATTTTTTGCGCCGCGTTGTGCGGCACGGCGTAGAATGTACTCTTACATCAGAAAGTGGCAACCTTTATTTTACACTTTATTTTAACCAACCCCATTTAACCCCCGCAAACATTGGCTCAAATGCACCAAAGTTTTTTTGCTTTTTTCGTTTCGGGGCGCGTATAGTGATCGCGGTTCGGGCGGGTTTGGGCCGGTTTGGGCAGGTTTTTGAATGGCTGGAAATAAGAATTCAGGCTTTAGAGGGACGCCGAAAAACAAGACTCCACTTGATACGGAAAAAAAGATTGTGTCAGCGTTGAAACGAGGGGCCGGAGTTGTCGAAACCGCCGCGCTTTGCGGATCAAGTAAAAACGTAGTGCAGCGAATCCGAAATGAGAACGCGGATCAATTGCCGGTTTGGCGAAAAAATACCGCCGAGACCATGATGCGCGTTCACTCGAAGTTATTAGACACACTGGAGCAATCAATTGACAACACCGAACCCGGCGCAAAGACATTGGCCACCGTATCCATTTCGCTTGGAATCCTTTCGGATAAACTTAAAGACATCCAGCAAACCGGCCCGCAAATCGTCGAGCATCGTCATCTCCACGTTAACCATTCCGACGTTAATTCCCTACTTTCTGACAATAAGTCAAGCGGCGAAGGGGTAAAACAAAGGGATTCAGGGCAGGAAGGGACAATATTGGACACTAAAGGGGAGGCAATCGACGTTGAACCAGTGAACCAAAAAGAATCGCCGGGCGAGGACTCGAAGAGGGGGGGAGGGGGTCGCGCAACTTCCGCCGCTCTGGATACATAATGGATTTAGCCGTTACAAAATTTTTTATAAAAAGGGCATGAAGGAGGCTGAATTAGCAGAATATCTCGGCGTTCCACGGACGCAACTCGTCAAGTTCCGCAAGGAAAACCCTGACTACGCCTACAAAGTCGGCCCCGCAATCCACTGGACTGAAGGCGGCAGCGCGGCTCTCTACATTGAACTCGGCCTCGACCGTCCGCCCGACTACAAACCGAAGGAAACATTTGCCACCACCGAACGCTGTTATTTCCCAAACAAAAACCTACTGGAGGCCCGGCTGGACGACAACAAACTGATACTTGTACGAGTGCGCGACTCGTCCATGTTCGTCCCAAAGATGCGAATACCGATAAAACCAAACGGGAACGGGTGGACGGTGACGCGGCATCCGAAGCGGCGGGGAAGAATATGATAGTTGAAAGCTACGAACAGGAGCGGGAAGGAATTACTGCGTTAGCGTGTGGGGTGGTGGAACAAGCGGCGAAGGACTACTGGAAGCTAAAGAAAGGACAAGGCCAAAACGTGAAAGTTAATGGCGCGGCAATTCCAAGGGAATTTACCATGTTAGAAATTGAGAGATTTCTTTCCGAAGACGGCGGGGCGAAATATTATCTGGAATTGGCAAATTCAAAAATTTCACCTTACTCAATACTAAACCAATTAAAAACCCACAATGACCCCCGCTGACCAAACCCAAGCTTTTGTGGATGCGTTGAGTGGAGTGGTTCAGCGGTTTTACGATGAATTTGACCTCACTTATCCGCAGATGATTGGGGCATTGGAACTAGTGAAAGCTGATGTAGTGGCCGCAGCCGGGGAATACATTACAGCAGAAGCGTTGAACGAAGCCTTAGAAGTAGAGGTAGAGGACGAGGACGAAGACAAAGACGAAGACGAGGATGAAAATGAAGATTGATAGAGATAAATTGGTTGCAAACATAGTGGACGGGTTGGATTTAAAAACCGACATGGGGCGCGAAATTGTCAAAGTCGCACTGGAGTGTGCAAAATTGTTTGATGACAAGCAGCAAGACTACGGCAGCACAAACATATCGGCCTCTGGAGAGATAGGCGTGGCGGTTCGGATTCAAGACAAGGCTAGTCGAATGCGGCACATATTGCTTAAAGGTATGCGTGGAGAGAAGGACGTTAAGAATGAGCCGCTTGTAGACACATATCAAGACGTAGCGAATTACGGCATGATTGGGATGCTGTTAAATCGCGGACACTGGAAATGAAAACAATGGGGCACACAGATAAAAAGGACAAGGAGTTTGTCTATTTTGTGACCGAGGGAACCCCCGGTGATCTTGAACGCTTAAAGATTGGTAGGTCTAAAGCCCCTGAAAATCGGATTTCAGATATGCAAGTTGGGAACTCTCGACAGTTAACTTTGGTGGGTTGTTTAGAGGGGGGTGCGGAACTGGAGCGTTCGTTCCACCAATTGTTTGGCCCGCTGCGCCACCGGGGGGAGTGGTTTCTGTACACGGAACCGTTAAAAGCATTGGTTGGGTGTTTGGATTTCTGGAAACCGATTGAAGTGGAGGAGTTGGTTGAAGTCGATGAGTCTAACAAAGCGGATAAGCCGCCTCTTGCACTGCCACTGGGCGCACTTAAAGAAACCACTTTAATAGAAGTTAATGGTGAAACTCGGACATTGGGTGAAGCCGTGCTTATTGCGGCGATGCAGAGCCGACCAAGCTGGAAATAAATGGCATTCACCCCCACACCGCACCCTGTTCTCGTCGTGCCTTCAAAAGCGCGGATGCAGGAGTTTGCGGATCGTGGAGACGAGGGGTTGGACGAACTAGCCCGCGCACTGGAGCAGCGCGAGCAACTAATCTCGCTGGAAAAAGAAGACCCATATAGGTACGGATTTGAACCCGCAAACTGGAAAGACGCAGACGAACTCTGGAAAGGCTGCGGCGAGCTTCTGATACAGGGCGGCAACCGGGCTGGAAAGAGCGAATTCGCGGCCAAGCGCATAGTGCAGATTATGACTGCCAAGAAAGGCGCAAAAGTTTGGGTACTTGGAATGACGGCTCAATCCAGTATTCGAGATCAGCAGCAACTCGTTTACAAATACATACCGACCGAGTGGAAGAACATTAAGAAGGGCCGCGTTCAGAACGTCAGTTTTAGCCAGAAAAATGGCTTCACTGAAAACACTTTCGTTTTGCCAAATGGCTCTCAATGCTGGTTTATGAATTATTCGCAGGAAATGCGAGTGATCGAGGGTGGAGAGGTGGACATGATTTGGTGTGATGAGCTTGTGCCGCTGCCGTGGATTGAGACGTTGCGGTTTCGGTTGGTGACGCGGGCCGCGAGCCACGATCTCTCTGGAAAGCTACTAATCACATTCACACCCGTGGAAGGCTACACCCCCACGGTGAAGGAATATATATCGGGGTATCGCGTACTGGAAGCGCGGCCTAGCCCACTCCTACCCGGCACAGTGAACGTCCCCGGTTGCCCAACTGGAACCATGCCATACACGGCTCAATGTAGGAGGCCCGCTGCCCGGCTCATGTGGTTCTTCACCGACATGAATCCATACAACCCGTATGAGGAAATGAAGAAAACCCTCAACGGAGAAAATAGCATACAGATTAAGTTGCGAGCGTATGGGTATGCGGAGAATCTCGCTGGAAGCCAATTCCCAAAATTTTGCGAAGCCCACACACTAGACGCCGACAAAATTCCAGAGAAAGGCACAAACTACATGGCGGTTGATCCCGCGTGGAATCGGAATTGGTTTGTGCTTTGGTTGAGGGTGGATGATCGAGGGCGCAAATACATTTACAGGGAGTGGCCCAATTTAGACGAGTATGGGGAGTGGGCTGTGCCGGGGGATAAGTCTGATGGCTCACCCGGCCCGGCACAGAGCGTGGGGGCTGGACGCGGACTTCCAGAAGTGAAGGAAATCATTGCCGACTTAGAGCAGGGCGAGAACATCGAGGTGCGATACATTGATCCTCGCGCTGGAGCCAGCCAAGCAGCGGGCCGCGAAGGTGGTACAAGTATTATTGATTTATTGGGGGAAGGTGAAGACCCCATGTATTTTGAACAAGCCGCTGGAATCTCAGTGGCCAACGGCCTAACAGTCGTAAATGACTGGTTAAACTACGACCAGAACGACCCCGTGACGGCGGTTAATGAGCCGAGCCTCTACATAAGTAAGCAATGTGGCAATCTGATTTACAGTTTGCAGGAATGGACAGGGCGCGACGGAGAGAAGGGCGCGAGTAAGGATTGTATAGACACGCTTCGATATTTGGCCGTGATGGATCCAATTTTCGTAAATGACAAAACCTTCGCTGGATCGGCAGTTGGAACGTACTGATGAAGTTGTTTGAGCTACCAGTGTTGGTAAGGCCAGATGAAGCGGCGGCAGTTACCGGGTTGAGCAAGAAACAACTGGCGCAACTTGCAAAGTTAAATGCGCTACGAATTTACAGGACGGTGGGCGATCATCGTCGGTATTACAGGGATGACTTAATTAAACACTTAAAAGGGGAAAAGAAAGATGGAGATAGTTGATAAATTAGCGAAGGCAGAGGACACACCAGATGTGAGGGAATTGGCAGCGGAATATAGCCGAAGCCTACACGATGGGGAATCACTGGATAAAATATCTGATGTGGACAACATTAGATTTACCCGCTGGACGGGGCAAACCACGGACGGGCGCAAGCACAGCGAGAGCTTGCCAGATGGGAAAGAAGCGTTCCCTTGGGAGGGCGCGAGCGACACCCGCATACCGTTGGCCGACCAGATTATAAACGACACGGTGGATGTGCTGACCACCTCGTTTGGCCGGGCCACCCTGAAGATAGGGGGAACCGAGATTGGTGACTCCGAGGCGGCTGGAGTAGCAAGCAGCATGATGCGGTGGCAGCGCGACACGAAGCTCTACCACACGCTAAACCGCGAATCCGAGTTGTTGGCCCAATACGGGCAGCAATATGGGTGGAGCGCGTTGTTCGTGGGGTGGGAGCAGAAGAGCGCAGTGAAGGCACTCAAGGTGACGATGGATGAGATCATGGCTTTGGCGCAGCAAGTGGAAGGCGAACTGGAGGCATTGCCCGACATGATAAATGATCCAGAGTCGGAGACTCATGTGGCGGAGATTTTGCAAGCGCAATTTCCCGGCCTTGGAACAAGCAAGGCGCGAAAGGCAGTTAAGGAACTGCGCGAAACTGGAGAAACACTTCTTCCACAGGCATATTTGGCGGTGAACCAACCGACCATCGTGGCGTTGAAGCCGTGGGAAGAGATTTCGTTCCCGCCAGAAACTGTTGATTTGCAATCGGCGCGAGTGATATTCCGCCGGTTGTTTATGACGGAGGTGGAGTTGCGGGCGAAGGTTGTGGATGAAGGCTGGAACGAGGATTGGGTTGAGGCCGCAGTCAAGACGGGTGGCCGCTCGACGGAGTTCCACGACTTCGGGGTTCAGTTAAGTGACCTGACAGGTAGTCACGTTGACCGGCAGGACAACCTAATCGAAGTGGTGTATGCGTACAGTCGCCAACTGGACGACAACAACATACCCGGCATCTATTACACGATATTCAGCCCAATAGCCCAAACTGGAGAGGGCGGCGAAGACATTCACGCGAAGCACGAACTACTCGACTACGTTCATTGTCGCTACCCGTTCGTAGAATATCGCAGGGAAAAACTCAAACGCCGCATCACAGAAAGCCGTGGAGTGCCAGAAATCTGCCGGACTTGGCAGGATGAAATCAAGACTCAACGAGATTCGATATACGACTCGACGAGTTTCGAGACGCTCCCACCTATCATGGTAAACAAGCGGCTTGGGTTGGCGAACAAAGTTGGCCCGGCGGTGCAGTTGCCGGTAATGAAGGCTGGAGACTACGAGTTTATGCGACCCCCGGCGCGGCAACCCACGACTGCGTTTAATTTGATTGAGACCGTGGAGCGACAAGCGGATGCCTATTTTGGCCGCGCCAACGCCGGAGTGCCTACGGTACAGACGCAACTCAAGCAGCAGCGACTTGTTAACAACTGGTTAATAGTGTGGACAGAGGCGTATCAGCAGATGTTCCAGTTAAGCTTGCAGTATCTAGAGCCAGAAGAAATCCAGCGCATTACCGGAACAGAAGTTGTTCCAGAGTCGGACATGTACCAGTTTGACTTCGTACTGAAATACGATGTGCGAGAACTGGACACCGAGTATGTGGCGAGCAAACTCTCAAACATAGCACAGTATGTTGTGCCACAGGACGTATCTGGAGTGTTGGATCGGAACAAGTTGATCGGCATGATTACGAGGGCAATCAGTCCCGACATTGCGGAGGAACTCATCATCGACCAAGCCCCGGCCTCGAAAAAGATGTATGAGGACGTTAAGGGTCAGATTGGTCAGATGATGTTGGGCAACGAGGCTAGTTACACGGAGAACGACCC